GGAACGACCCCGGACGTTGTGCAAGGCCAATCGACTTTCGAGCGGTGGGCAAGCAACAACGGTATCGACCCGTCCAGCGGGACGAGCTATCACACCGCCTGGAACGTGCCGAACAATGTTGGTTACGAGTTCATCGGGCCGAACGCGAACTGCCTGAACGCGCTCTACAAGGAGGCGGTGAGGCAGGGGCTGACCGGCAACGCGGCGACGCTCGCCAGCTACATCCATGCAGTCGCAGACTTCGTGGTGCTGGCAGAAGTCACCAGCGGCGGCGGCGGCAAGATGCTGCTGAAAGGCTCCGACATTGACAACTACAACGCTCGCGCGACAGCCATGCAATTCCTCGCATCGTCGCTGTCGATTGCATCCGATGCGACCCGTCTTTCCACGCTGACACGGATGGCCGGCGCATGGGTCAGCGCCTACACCTACGGCCACAAGCTTCCGTACAGCCCGGATCTCGGCGGGGACCTGAACATGGTCGTGAAATTCATGCGGGCGGCTTACCACGGATACAACATTTTGCAGGCCGCGAAGTCGGAGCGCTACTACCCAAGCTTGCCGTCAAAGATCGACTACCGGAGCTTCGCGCTTGAGTACATTAGCCCGCTGACCGTGGCTGATGAATGGAAGTACAACAAGCAGCAAACCCGGCGCGGCTTGCCGTCCAACTTGGCTGCGTTCTGCTACCCGCTGATCATCGGCCAGACGCCTACTGGCGGAGATTGGCAGCTTGTTGCTGACATCGTGCAGCACATGGTGGGCAAGCTATCCGGCGGGAGAATTCTTGAGAAGGAGATTGACGGCCATATCGGCGGCTTCGACGGCACGCTTTCTGCCGCTTGGGGCGGGTCGGATGCCCCGTCTGCGCTTTGGAACCTGCTGTACGAACTGGCCGCCTCCTAGAATGTTTAGTGTAGCTCGTGTCACATTTTGCTGCGGCATCCGCTGGTGCACTGCAAAATGACGTCTGTTGAGCGGATGCGAGGTCGCGATGGAGCTGAACCGATTAGGGTGGGTCGACACTCTTAAGGGCATTGGAATCCTGATGGTTGTGGCGGGCCACGTGTGGGAAGGGACGCCAGCGCGCCTGATCTACATCTGCCACATGCCGCTGTTCTTCTTCCTGTCAGGGTTTCTCTTTACGCCCCGGGACTCCTTCAAGAGGCTCATGGCTGACAAGGCCGCGCCCCTTTTGATTCCGTACCTGACTTTCGTGTTGCTCCTGTACGTCCCGCAGATGGCCGTGGAACTAGCTCGGGATGGGTTTTCATTGAGCCGAGCTGTTGGACTGGCCATCCGTGGAGTCATTGGCGGACGCGCAATCATCGGATGGTCGGGCATCGTGTGGTTTGTGACGGTCTTGTTCTTGACTCAGGCCGCGATCAACTATCTGGTCACGCGGTGTAGCACGAAGACAATGACGGTCCTCATGGTGGTGTTTGCGGTGGCGGCTTATGTCAACGCCATTTATGCCCCGAATGTCTGGCTTCCTCTCAATGCCAACGTCGTTCTAATGGCGGCTCCATTCTTTTGGCTCGGGTACCGGCTGAAGAAAACCGACGCGACCTGGCCTGTATGGGCTTCGTTGCTTGGTGCGGCGGCTTCGGTGGCCCTGGTGCTGGCCGGCGTCGAGATCGAATACGACATGAAGTACTCAAAGTACGGAATCCCGGCCCTCTCTTTTGTTACCGCTGCGGTCTCCATCCTGTTTCTGGTTGACGTGGCGCGCTATGTGGCCAGGGCGTCAATGGCCAGTGCGTTTATTGGGTGGATCGGCTCAGCGTCCATGGTCATCATGTACGTGCATAAGCTCTTCATCGCGTTGCTCAGGGACGGCGCTGGGATCTCAAACAACGTAGTCGTATTCCTTGCTGCGGCCAGTCTGTCGTGCATGCTCGCGTATGCGACCAAGAACGTCGGGATAGGCCAGCGCTTGGTATGGGGCATGCGCCCAGCCGTTCGACAGTAG